AACAGAGATCAGCAAACATTCTATATTGATTCTGGTATATATCCTATTGATTTATATCCAAGTTATAGTCCTAAAAATGATAGAAAAATTATTGTAATGATTTTTCTTAAAAATGATACTAAAGAAGTATATATGAAATGGAAAAATTATGAATAAATAGGTTACTCAAGACAATGAGCATAAAAGTAGATGTCATACCTGTGAGTGAACGATTACGTAATCAATAGTCAGGTCGCTACTACTCTCCTATGGAAAGGAAAATTTATGAACAAAATCAACTGGAAAGTTCGTTTTAACAAAGAGAATATTTTATTTATTACACAGGTTATTATTTCTGTTGTAATTCCTATCCTTACATATTTTGGATTACAGGCATCCGACTTAACAACTTGGTCAAAGGTGTGGGAAACGTTTGTACAGGCAATAAGTAATCCATATGTCGTTGTAATGGCGTTAGTATCTTTATTTAATGCAATTACTGATCCTACGACTAGAGGTATTGGAGATTCTACTACTGCTCTTACTTATAAAAATCCAAAGGAATAATTTTGAAAGGAGGAGTTTGTTATGGCTGTATTATGTGCATGGGCTTCTGCAAACGAATATGGTAAAACAACTGGAGGTAAAGCTGGTGATCAGACTGGCAAAGAAGTCAAATGTGGAAATATTTATAATTTTGGTCAGACAAGAGTTTATAGATGTGCTGATAGAAAATACGCAGTTAAAATTGGTGCGGCTGCCAAAGCTATTGCATTAAATAACAATTTTGGTTATTGTCAGGGACACAGGACTACATCGTATAACGCATTAAAAAACGTTAATTGGATTGTAGCAAATGTAAAGACACCTGTGGAAATTGATTGTTCCGAATTAGCAGCATGTGCTGTAAATGTTGCATATGGAAAACCTGTCATTTCTTCTGCTGTATATTCTGGCAACATTGGTGGTGCTTTAGTAGGAAGTGGATTATTTAAAGAATTAAAAGCATCAAAATATCTTGGTAAATCAGAGTATATCGAATGTGGTGATATTATTGTTGCACCTGGCAAACATGTAATTGTTGCATATACAGATGGTTCTAAAACATCTCAGAATACAATTATCACAACTATCCAGAGTGTCACATCTGGAAATAAATTAGTAAAACGTGGTCAACGTGAAGCTATTAAATTCACAGGTGTAAAAATTGTTACCGATGGTTTAGTTGGTGGAGAAACAAATATGATGAAAGTAAGAGTATTGCAACACGCCATCAACTTAGATTATAAAGCAGGTCTTGTTGAAGATGGTAAACTTGGTTCTGCAACTAGGAAAGCACTTGGCTCTCATTATGTTAAAAAAGGAGAAACACAGAATATGGTTACTGCGCTTGAGATATTATTATATCTTAATGGTTTTGATCCAAATGGAGTTGAATATCCAGGTACATATGGAAATGGTCTTGTCACTGCTTCAAAGAAAAAATTCGGAGATGATGGATTAAAGGTTACTGCATCTGAATTCATTCAGTTATTATAAAGATTGGAGGAATTTGTATGTATGGAAGCAATAGAAAATTTAGCGCAAATTAATTATGTGTTGGTAATTTTAGGATTTTTTGCAATTTTGTTTGGGGCGAAAGAAATTATTGAAATTATATCGTATTTTAAAAATAGATTCCGCATTAAAACTGGTGCAGAAGAAGATAAAGAAACCATTGACAAAAGAATAGCCATATTGGAAAAACATGATAATTGGCAATACAAAGAAATTACTAAAATGTCCAAAGGTATAGAGAATATTGAATCTGAGTTATTAGATAATAACCTAGAAAGAAAGCGAAAATATATTTTAGATTTTTGTTCTTCCATCTCTAATGGTCAGAAACAGAATAAGGAAGCTTTTAATAATGTATTCAAAACATACAAGAATTATGAAAAGCTTTTAAGCGATCATAATATGGAGAATGGTCAAGCAGAAGAAAGTATGAAATTCATTTCTGAAAAATACCAAGAGTATTTAAGGAATGATAATTTTTAGTGTCAACAATTCTAGCATATCAAATAAATTATCAATTCAACTTATAAGTTTCTTTTATATTATATGCATAATAAAAATAGTTCTATACATACTAAATACATGAAGAACAAAGTTGGAGAATACAGATATAAACATAATATGTCTATTGCGGAATTAGCAGAACGAAGTGGTATGTCTACTACTGCTATTTCCAATTTGGAAAATGAATATACTTCTGATATTCTTTTGTCCAACGCAGTTTCTCTATCACATGTATTACAAGTGGATTTGTATGAACTATTTTGTATTAAGCGATAGGAGGAATTGCTTATGAGAACATATTTTAATTTGATATGTGAAGAAGTTGAAGCAACTGGTGGGAAAGTAATTCATATTGACAAGAATGCAGGTGATATGGAAGAAGTACACAAAATAGTTTGTGAACACATTGAAAAATATCCCAACGCCAAGTGGGAACTTTATCCTATGATTATTAATAATTAACCAAGTACATATGACAATTGAATATAAGAATTATGAAAGAGCGGATTCTTCGGAAGCTGCTCTTTTGTTATGTAAAAAATGTGTATATGAAATTCTAATGTTTTGATATGTGTGTTTTTGCATACGAAGATGAGAAGTCATTAGGCTCATCTTATAGAGTAGCGAATAGATGGAGTAATTAACCATTGAAGCAATTTCCTCAGTTGCGTTCGCTACTCTTCTATTATATTGAGGAATAAAATATTGGAGGAAATTTAAAATGAAAAACGAAATTCAGGAATTTGTAAATGAAAAATTAGGATTAAAAGTTAGATGTGTTCAAAATGAAGACGGAAGTATTTCTGTCAACATCGGGGACGCAGCTATGGGGTTAGGGATGATAAAAAGAGATTACAAAAAGGGAAAAGAATACATAAGACCTAATATGTCTGGTATAAATTCACATTTAAAATCTTTCGGAATTTCAGATTCCGAAAAAACTAAAGATGATTATTTGCATGAATCTTATATTTATCTATTGGCTATGAAAGCATCAAATCCTTTAGCTCAAAAATTCCAAATGTGGCTCGCAACAGAAGTTATCCCTTCTATTAGAAAACATGGTGCATTTATTGCAGATAGCGAAAATGTTGATGAGAAATATGTATTAAATGAACTTAAATTTAGTCAGAAAAGAACAATTAAGACATTTGCAAATGCGGATGTAAATGAAATTAAAAAACTCTATGATGAGTTCAAAGAATATGTAGACTCTGAATATAAATATAAATCTTCTGATAGACTAGCAAGATACAAGTCTGTAGAAAAAGGACTACAACAGTTACACGATAGACTTGCAAAAGAAGATATTTCAAATGTTGGTGATTGTTATAATATCAGAAAATTAAAAGAAAAAGTTATTCTTGACAGAACAACACTAGAAAAACGTATTGGTGGCGGTATTCGTGCTGCAAAAACAAAAGAGATTGCTTCTTTAAAAGGAAGTGACTCTAATGAATAATTTAAAACTAATTTTAGATATGAATGTTGTAAATAGATATAATCAATATTATTTTTCACAACATCCGAAAGCGAAAAAGAAACAAATCGAACATCCTTACCATCCCTCTATAAATGTTTGGTCTATTAAACCAAGAATACAAATGAACGCCTTAAAACAATCATGGAAAGCTTTTATTATATGGTGGATTAAGGATTTAGGATTGGAGAATAAGAAATTAGACAATGTAAATATTGAATATGACATTTATCATCCAACAAAGAGACGAACGGATACCGATAACTATAGTCCTAAATTTATCCATGATGGATTTGTAGAATCTGGTTTTTTGGTTGATGATGATAGGGAACATTTACATAGTCTGACTATTCGTTGTCATGTGGATAAAGATAATCCACGTACTGAAATAACAGTAAATATTTTAGATTAAAAGGAGATAAAAGGAATATGAGACTTTTAGAATTTGTAGAGAGATACAATAACACAGCAAATAACACATTAAGGGAACAGTTATTAAGTAAAATCAAAATCACCCCTTATGTATCATTCATTAAGAAAGATGCTTACGCACAGTTGATTGTAGATAAGACAACATTTGAGCAGGAATCTTATGATGATAACGGAGTAACAAAATATCGTAAAACAGATAAGATTAGAGTAAATTCTGTTGCTCAGTATGTACAGTTTTGTCGTGCCGTTATTGAATTATATACCGATCTTGAGATTGATGAGGATGATAAAGGTTTTATTAATGGATATGATGCACTAAAATCATCTGGCTTACTTGATATTTTAATGGTTGGTTCTGATAAAGATGATCCGCTTATTCCTATGAGTGAGTTAAGTGAGTTTAAGACCATTTTAACAATGAAACAGTCAGATACTCAGTTTAATGAGACAACCACTCAGGCGTTTATTAGCAAACAGATTGGAAGAATCTCTGATCTGGCAAATGCTACTCTCACACCATTTATGGACGTTGTAAGTAAGAAACTTAATGAGATCCCAAAAGAAGATTTAGATAAGGTCGTTGAGTTTGCAAAGAATGGTGGATTTAAAGAGGTGTAAGATATGAAGAATAGACATATTGGCGAATTAAAAATTGCTAATGAAGGCAATCTTATGAATTACAAAGGTTCGACTGATAATTTGATTTTTGATAGAATCAACGAATTAACTTTTAATTTTAAAAAGTATTCGATAGATGTTCATGAATGTATTGTTAAATTACAAGCGGATGGAACAATTAGAATCGAATGTTGCCTTTATGATAATAAATTATTTAACTCATATAAAAATAAAGATAAAATTATGATATTAGAAGTAAAAGGTATACTTGTAAATATTAAGGATGTTTCAAAGATGTTTCCATTTTTGCAAACATATAAAAAGTATAA